GTACACCAACGGAAGCACAGAAAATGACAACTTATGGGTTGATTTCCCCATTGCCAAACCCGACCTCTCGCAGGCAAGATTGAACCGCATTTTAGGGCGAGGCGTATAATTATGATTCACCGGGACGATTCCTTGGATCCTCAGACGAGGGCTTTGGTGAATAAGTTGTCCGCGAAGCAACGCCTGGCGCTCGCCCGGAGGCACGCCCGCCGCGCTTTGATACTTTTCGCTTGGTGTCAGGCGACCCCTTCGTTAGCGCGCGACTCTCAGATGCAAAAATGTCTCCGGTGTTTGGCGAAGTTTTCAAAGAACTAGGCCGCTTCGGACGGCCCCCTCCGCTTCCCTGAAGCAGTGAATCAATGAGATCCTCGGCGAGCTCCTGTTTTCCTGGCGGGAGTTCTAAAAATCTTCCAGCAACGGCGATCGCCTTATCATGTTTTTCAGTGGCGCCAGGCAAACCGACCTCCGCCGCGCGCCGCATGCGGTCAACCTCCCCGCGTACGGCGCGCCGGATCTGTTGCAGCGTCCGCATTCCGCATTTCTGATATCCCCCTAGATATTTCCGGAGCGTCTCCGTTTTGACAAAGGAAAGATCGGCGATCTTGTCCAGGGTCAAATGGCTTTCATCGAGCAGCGCCCGCAGTTCCTCTGCCTGCCTCGGAAAGTTCATCTGATTCATCCCCAAAAATATTTTAAAAAAAGTGTTGACCGTCATACCATGACAACCGATAGTCATGGTATGACTAGTCACAGTCAAGACAATGAAATACGGAAATGGGCGAAAGTCAAAGGGCAATTAATCGGTACTTTTACGACCGTTCGAAGCGCTGCTCTGGCTTGTGGCTGTCATCCCAATTCTTTTCGCCTTGCCGCGCGCGGTCAGTGCCCCCGCATCCGGGCATGGCTGGAGGCCAATAATGTCAGAACCTGAGTCAACGCAGTATTTTGTCTCCGAGAGCATAAAGCTGGCGCGCCAGATGAACTTGCCTGATGCGCGACACTACCTCCGGGGGATGCTCAATCTCATTGGCGACGTGGAGGAGGCCCACGATATCCGCGACGCCGCCATCCTCCTGGATCAGTCCGACCGCCAACTGGAACTCATTTCGATTACGAACTCGCATCGCGGGTCTCGACCGGAACGATGAGGAGAAACCGCAATGAGTACTACTTTTAAAGTTGTCTTCGGCGTCTTCGCCGTCAACGCCATCCTCATTGTCGCCTTCGTTATTGCATGGCAGGTGCGTGAGGTGCGGTGGCTCCTTCGAGAAATAAAGCGCTTCATCAAGAGCTAATTTAAATCTGATCAACGACATGAACTCCACTATGGAAACAACCAGAAAGCAACAACCTCTGACCAAAATCATCGATGTCACACCGGCGTTGGCTGGGAAACGCGTAGCTGCCGCTGTGGCTGAAGCCCTGAGATCTGTTGAGGATGCGCGGCAAAAGTGTTTTGTGGCTGGCCAGCTCATGGCTGAGTTTAAGGAGGCAGTCGGCCATGGAGCCTTCCTGCAGTGGCTGCGTGATAATTTTCCGGACATGTCCGAAGACACCGCCCAGCGATGGATGATGGCGGCAGGCAATATCATCAGGGCGCTGCCGCCAATCCCGGCCGCGATCGACGTTGAGACGATTTCAATATCACAGATTCTCACGATGCCGGAGGCTGAACTGTCCGAGAATCAGCGCGAGTGGAAACAGCAATGGTTCGACTTTACGTCGGACAAGACGATCAAAGAATGCCTGGCTGGGGTCTTTGTGGAGGGTGATTCGGCCTCGCGTGTGGATCGGGCGATCAACGGCAAGACCAAGGGCGGCGCCGGCGGCGACCGTAAGGATTTTCCACTTTTCGTCGCGGTGAAGCTCAAGGATATGGGGACGCATTTCGGGCACTGGAAGGGCATGACTGAGACGCAGCGCACCGAGGTGAAGGACGTGCTGAGGGCTTCAATCCTCGGGGATGCGGTGACGTTGCGCGGGCGTAACCGCAAACCGTTCACCTTCCAGACGTGGCCTGATGAAGTGTGCGTTGTCGCCATCGAGGCGCTCAAGGACCGGCTGAAAGCGAGGAAGGCATAATGAACAGCCGATTTCCAATGGTCGATGGTGAAATTTCCGCGCCGGCCGAACCAGAGACCGGGTTGCCGGCGCCATTTGATTCCAGGGTGCGCTCAATGCCGGATGTGGAGGCGGGTATGGTGTCGGAAGAAACCTCCGAACGGGTACCGCGGGCTGAGCTGTCCCGCGATGGCGAGGGTTACGCCATTGGGTTGCCTCATGTAAACACCACTCCGCAGTCCGGCATTGACCGCCCTCTGGAAGTTACAGATTACGATTGGAAAGAGGCGGAGGCCAAGGCGGCAATTTGCCGGGAGTTCCAGCGCATGACCGGCGAGGGCTTCTCGCTGCGCCAGGCCGCAGCGGGATTGGGCAAGTCAGGAAGTTGGTTCAGCGGTCCGGATTCACCACTGGCCAGGTTTGAGCGCGAGGGCGTGGCCGGGCTCTTGCCACAGCGCCGCGCGGCAGGCGCGCCGATCACATTTGAAGTGCCGGAATGGTTCATTCCTGCGGCCCGGTTTTTCTACCTCCTCACCAATCGAACAGAAAACGGCGGTTCCGTGCCTGAATCTATACGCCGCGTCATATCGTTGCCGTGTCTGCCCCCTGGCTGGACCCGTAAAGTTACCGGTCAGTTTTTAGCGGCGGTTTCTGCCCAGGAAACTCCAGTGTGCCCCGCGGAATTGCGCGATCAGATCCTGGCACGGGAGAAGGCCGGCCAATCACTCGTGACAGAGCGGATCGCCCGCCAGATCACAGCGCGAACAGCCATCGTCCGCCAGCATCGCCACCCGACAAACGCCGCGCTTGATTACCTGTGCGCGCCCGGCTCTATGTTTTTCATTCACGATTCCAGGACGGGTGAGCGACGGCCGCCAATGGTCGGCGAAGTGATCGAAGCGGACGATGCCACGATCAATTTCCCCGTGTGCGTGCCCTGGACGCTGGGTGGGGATCCGTGCAGCGACAAATACGGTGTAAAGGTTGGCCGGTTCCAATGGCTCGTGTCCATTGATGCGGCGAGGGGCTACGTGACCGCCTACAGCTACACCATGCGCCCGCGCGGCAGTTACCGCGGCGAAGATGCGCTGGCCCTGGTCCGTGCCCATTGCCTCCAGCACGGCAAACCGAAACGTGCCCACTTTGAACAGGGTGTATGGAAGAGCAACCTGGTGAAGGCAGCGCTTGCGGCCGCTGACATCGAACTGCACACAGTGTGGAGCCCGCACCAAAAGCCGCACATCGAAGGGCTGTTCAACACCCTTTGGACCAAGCTTTCGGTGCACTTCCCCGACGCTCATGTTGGCCGGTTCCGTGGAGAGCATGAAGCCGCCAATGACTTACTGGTTGCCTGTCAGCGTGGCAGCCGGAATCCGCGCCGCCATTTTCCAATGTTGGGAGATGCAATCGCAGCTTTCGACGCGGCTGTCGCGGAGAAGAACCGAACGCCTGTCAACAGCGCCATCGGCAGGTGGATCCCAGAAGAGGCGTGGACAGCGCGACAGCCCGGCGATCGCCTGGCCGTCGAAACTGAATGGCTATTCAGTCCGTGGCAGCGCACCTGGACCGTGAGGGGAATGTTGGTGGGCGGAAAGGTGCCCCTCTTTGAAGATTTGAGCGTGCCGTTTGATTTCAGCGCCAATTGGCTGCCGAATTATCACGGCGCGAAGGTCCGCTGTCATTTCGACCCCACCGCCCCCCGTTGCCACGCAATGCTGGTTCTTGCGGAGCCGTTCTCTGGCGAGCCCGCCGGCAAGGTGTTGGGGCTGGCACAGCAGATCAATGAGCTGGCCGGTTATGCGCGCCTGGTGCTCGGCTGGGGTGATGATCCCGCCAATGCCGGGCGGCTGGCCCGCCAGCAGGCCGCGGCGGCTCTGCGGCGCGAGGTCCGCGCGATCGTGCCGGGCGGCCACGGCTACGCCGCCAGCGAAGAGCGGGATGGAGTAGCCAACGCGATAAAGATTTCTCGCGAGCAGAATCACCAGGAGAAGGAGGCACCGGATCGAAGTAGGCAACCACAGGTTGCTGAAACCAAGCCCTTAAATTCTTCCACCGCGGAACGCTGCTCGCGAGATTCTGACTTGAAGGAGCGTGAAGCGGCCCTGGCCGGCGAGGAGTGCGCCCTGGATTTTCTGTAACCCTCAACCCCATGAAATGCACAAATGCACACCGAACTTAAAAAAGTAGCTCAACAGATCAAGGACTATCAGGACCGTCGCGGCCTCTCTGATGCGGGCCTGTGCCGTGAGTTCGCCGGCCTTGGCTCCAGCAAGACCTATAAGAACATTCTCAGCGGTGACACCGCCGAACTCAATATTGACCGGCAGCTTCAAAACTACACCCGCGTCCTGGAGTTGACACGCATCAAGCCGGATCCGGATGCCGGCGCGATCTACGACGATCTGCGGCATGTGCGCCAGACGTTGCTGGCGGTCAAGGAAGCGTACCTCGAGAAGGGCAACGATCACCTGGTTATCATCGAAGGCCCCACCGGCAGCGGCAAAACCGAGACGCTGGGATTGGTTGAGCGCGAGTTTGGAAATGCTGCAATCAGGACCGAGGCGCATGGGGGTTGGAAGATTGGCAACAACCCGCTCACAGTGATGGCCGGGGACCTCCTGGAAGTCGCGCGCTTGCGGGAATATGGAGAGAAATCCGACGGGGCGGAAAACAAGGCTTCCGCCGCGGACTCCCTGCCGGTTTCGTTTGCAGCTCGGAAGAAGAAGCTTTTTGACGCCCTGAATGAGCGCAAGCGGATCCTGATCATAGATGAAGGCCAGGAGATGGGGCCGTCTTGCCTGAACCTGCTCAAGAGTATCATCAACCAGACGCCGACGGTGATTGTTCTGGGGGTCATCCCGACAATTTTCCGCCGGCTCGAAAGCAAGAGCTATGAGGACGCCATCCAGCTCACAGGTAATCGCCTTTACGAGCGGATCCGCATTCCCTCACCGCAGCCGCCGGAAATCACGAAGTTTTTAGAGCGTCGTGGTGTGAAGTTTACGGACCTGGACACGGCTGAGAAGTGTGTTGCCAAGCTGGCTGAGATGGCCCCTTACAGCGCCAACTGGAAGTTCATCACCCGATTTGCACGCCGCGCCAAGGCCGCCAAGGGCGGCTTGGACATCGAGCAGTGTGTTGAGCACATCACGGCCATTGAGAAGGCCAGGAAGGGGGCAGCGTGATTGTTGGTGAGACCAAGCCCCGCGGTTCCAAGACTCTCCCGCTGCACATCAGCGATGATGGCAGCCTCTATATTGTGCGCGTGCGGCGCGGGCCGATGACATTCCGCGCCAGTGTGGCCAAATCCTCTTCGGACGCGCTGAATCATGCCCTGCGCTTGCGTGATCAATTCCTGATCGCATCCGGTCCGGCCCTCTATAAAAACCAGCGCTGGCCTTCCCATGCGCGCAGCAACACGGGGCTGGTTGGGATCAGCGAGACGGTAAAGTGGACGCAATACCGCCCGCGCTACTGCTTTGCTGTCTCCACGGCCTGGACGCATCCGACCATGAAGCGGGTTTATTTCGGGCCACACAGCCGCACCCGCGCCGAGGCGCTGCGGATGGCCCGTGGATATCGCGCCCGGATGAAAGCGACGGTGGCACATGCCTGAGTACCCTTACAAACAGATCGAGGTGGAAGACCTCAATTGCACCGGCACCGCGACGTTCACGCGCCAGGATCGCGAGACGGAACTTGTCACGATCGAGATCGGTGCCCCCGTGTTCCATATCGACCCGCTGACGCTGCATGTGATCGGCCAAATCATGGCGGATGATCGGATTCAACTGCACTAAAGCTATGGCCGCCCCGCTGACTAAAGGTCAAAAGGCTTACCTGGCGCAGCTCGCCAGGCGGGCATTCAACATGGCTCTCGCCAAGGCGCGCGGCAGCGGGAATACGTTCGACGGTTCGGACGATCCTTCGGATACACTCTTGCGCGATGAGGGGGCGTGGCGTCACGCGCAGGTGGCTCTCTCGTGTGGAAAGTTGGGGCTCCGTTGTTGCAGCCAGGACGATTACCGAATCATTGAAGGCCACTTCCTTGAACTGCTCGGCCAGCATGGAGCGGCTTTCAACGCCCAGATGCATGCGTCCACGGAAAAGAAGCGCGTGGCTCAATTTAAGGTGATGGAGGCGTGCAAACGATTCGGCTTGAGCATCGGCTACGCGGCTCACATCGCGAAAAATCAAAATAACGGCTCGGCCCTGGAGGATCTCAGCGAACGCGCGCTCTGGAATCTGGTTTACACGATCAACAACCGGGGCCGCAAAAAAACCCAAGCTCTGGCCCGCGAGATGACCCCATGAAATCCTCCGCGACCATGTTCATCGTCCGGGTGCACCGTTACGCCGTCCATTTCCACACCAATCTTTGCGGGAAGGTCTATTCCGTCGTGCGCGATGGAGAGGCTACCCGGTTTTACAGCCAGGTGGACGCCGCGCGGGCCGCCCGGGACTGCAATCTCAATCCGGCGGAGTACACGATTGAAAATGCACTATGACTATCGAATTAAAAATTGAGGAGATGGAACAGCGGGTGAGAAATCTGGAAACCATGTTTGGAGTGGGTCCGAAATTGCAGCTAGGCACGCACCGCCTGCAGGTCAAGGCCATCCAGATCAAGATCTGCCGAGGCTTTGACATCACGATGCATGATCTTCTTGGGACATGCCGGGAGCAGCGTTTTGTTCACCCGCGCTTTTTGGCCATTTGGCTGGCGCGCAAGATCACCCAGGCCCCATGCAGCCACCTTGGTCTCCTGTTTCATCGCGACCATGGCGCCATTAGCCACGCCTGCCGGACCGTGGAAGCGCTCATTGCCACCGAACCTAATTACGCCGCTGAGGTCCGGCGATGGCTTGATGCGCTCAACCCAAAACAAGAAAGCACGAAAAGGACAATCCATGAACTCGCTCATTGAATTGAAGGATGAGTACAACCTCGAATTGCGCAGGCACCGACAAAAGAAAATCCTCGCCAAAATCGGAATCCTTACGGCTACGGCCGTTTCCTCTTACATCATCGGCGCAAGCCTCGCTGATCTTGGAGTGCGCAGTTTTTCCATCGCAGCCGCCGCGTTTGGCTGCGGTGCCTGGGGAGTCTGGGGCTGGTTTTTCCTCTTCAAACGGCATTGAGCATTTAACAACGTAGAAGCGAAAGGACACTAAAGAATGAAGCTACTTTCAATCACATCAGTCGAGGCCCTCGACGCGGCCGTGGCCTCCGTCGTGTGGCTCAAGGTTCAACACACCGAAGCAACCGCAACCAAGGACAGCGAGGTGGTCGCCCTGGAGAAAAAGCATCAGATGCGCATCCAGGGACTGGTCGATGGGATCCACGATCTTGAGGCCGTAATTCTGGATTTCTGCCAGGCGCACCGCGATGAACTGTTCATCGACAAGAAGTCCCGGGAGACAACACTGGCCGTCATCGGTTTTGAACTGACGCCCTACCGCGTCGAGAAGGCCAAGAAACTCAAGTGGAGTGACGTGGTCAGCAGACTGCTCAAGCTGTCCTGGGGCAAAGCTTACGTGCGCCAGCCTGAGCCGCAGCCAGACAAGGACGCGCTCCTGAATGACCGGGAGAAGTTTAAGGAGATGCAGTTGATCGCCGCCGGCATCAAGTTCGACCGCGATGAACAATTCTTCATCCGGCCAAAGCCGGAGACGGCGGCCGATTCAGTGAAGGAGGCGGCGTGACAGAAAGGCGAGAATGAGTGACGACACGCGCCAACGGATTATTGCCCTGCACGCTATCTATATCCAATTGACGGGCTTGACGCTGCCGCTGGACATGCACCGGGAATCAGTCTGGTACGAATGGCAACGGCGCGGGCATGGCGAACGGGAGCTGCGCGACGTGGTCGCGCACATCCGGCAGGGCATTGCCTCCCAGCGCCGCAATCCAGGCGCCCTCAAGTTTTCCAACCTGATAGGGCAGCCTGATTATTTCGAGGAGGACCTGGCCGAAGCTCGCGCCATGGCGCGCGCTCGAAGCGCCAGGCACCAGGGCGCCAAGGCCGTGGCGCTCCGTTCCACCGGCCGCGAGATCTGTGTCCAAAAGACCGAGGCGAGGACCGCTGCCGAGATCATCGCCGCCGAGAAGGCGTTCGAGAACTTCCGGGCCTTGAAAGGCAAGCTGTGAACCCCGTCGATTTCCGGGATGCAACATTTCACGGCCTGCGCGGGTCGCTTGAAGGGATGCGGTTGGCGGCATATGACGCATGGGTCAAATTCGGCCCGGGAACCACGCGCCAGATCGCTGAGCAGTGCGGGATTGACCTGCTGACGTTCCGGCCGCGCACGACAGACCTTTGTCAAGTGGGCCTGGTGAAAGTAGCCGGGGCAAAGGACGGTGAGGGAATCTACGAGGCCGCGCCGCAGAGCGATTGGGAACGATGGCGCGAGGATAAAGTCAACGCTCAAATGCAATTGATCTAGTCACAAACCAAACGCCATGGCTGAAACAATTAAAATATCAGGGATGAAGTCGAGCCTGGGCGCCCTCAGGCGCATGGCGCGAGCAGCGAAGGTTGCGGCGCCGGCGCCGGTCAGTCCGTTCATTCACCGTCCTGGCGCGCGGCCCCCATTGATTACGACTCCATGGACCAGGATTCCGCAGCCGGATGGCAGCTTCGTGATGCGTCCAGGCAAACCCGTGATTCAAGATGAGGAAATCGGAACGGCCCACGCCGCAAGGATTCTCGGGCTGAGCCAGCGCCGCATAGAATCCATGTGCGATGAAGGCGTGTTAGCGCAGGGCGAGGACTGGTGGCGGATGCCAGGCTCCAGCCGGCCCGGGAAGTACCGGATCAAGCTCGCGTCGGTGATGAGACTGCGTATGGGGGAAGGCTGATGACGATCTAAGCCAGGAAGATCAATTCTATGGGAGAGCGCACTAATATCGTCTGGACGGATTCAACACACAACTTCTGGCGCGGTTGCACCAAGGTCAGCCCTGGCTGTGTCAACTGCTACGCCGAAACTCTTGTGACGACTCGGTTGGGAGGCGAGTGGGGCAAGGGCAAACCACGCGTTCGGTCTAAGAGCTTCGATGAGCCGCTCCGGTGGAACAAGAAGCCGAATGTCTGCGGCTGCTGTAACGAAGCGTTCAGCACCGAGGCTGGGTTCACCCACCGGCACGGCTCCATCATTCCTGCGTTCCACACCCGCCGCGTCTTCTCCCTCTCCCTCGGAGACTGGCTGGACGATGAAGTGCCGATCGAGTGGCTGGCCGATATGCTGGACGTGATCCGGCGATGCCCGAACCTGATCTTCCAGTTGCTCACCAAGAGGCCGGAGAATTTCACTGAACGCCTGACGGCCGTCATGAAGCACATCGAGAACTCTTCCGAGAATCACACATCACGTGGAGCCTCCTTGCATTTGTGGGCGCTTGATTGGGTTGTTGGCCAAAAGGTTCCATCGCACATCTGGATTGGTGCCAGCGTCGAGAATCAGCCCGAGGCTGACCGGCGCATTCCTGAACTACTCAAGATTCCCGCTGCGGTGCGGTTCCTGAGCTTCGAACCGTTGCTGGAGGACATTGATTTCAGCCGCTTCACCCCCTGGTTGCCAGCGCATCCTCAATACAACGCCAGCGAATGCGTTCAATGGGTCATCGTCGGCGGCGAGAGCGGACCGCACGCCCGGCCCTGCAATGCCGATTGGATCCGCAGCGTCGTCAGCCAGTGCAAAGACGCGAGCGTGCCGTGCTTCGTAAAGCAGCTTGGAGCCAAAATCACTGTGCCACACCCGCAATTTGGAGAGTGGGATAATTGGCACGTGAAAGTGAAAGACAGAAAAGGCGCTGACCCGTCCGAGTGGCCGCAGGATCTGCAGGTGAGACAATTCCCGGAGGGGGCACAATGAACATCCGAAGAATTGAAAAGCTCTGGCTGCAATTCCAGCTCAGTCACAACGTACCCGGCGATGAATGGGCATCTGATACGTACTGGGGAATGTATAGTGCCGAACACTGCGCGTCGCATGGCTGTGCTCGATTGGCAGCGCAATTCTTCCGGTGGGCGTTAGGAAGATATCAATCCGAAGACAGGGAGGCCTACGTGCAGGCCAAAGCGGTGGAGGTTCGAATCCTAGAGGCGGCGTTCTACCTGTGGAGATGCAACTGTATGGACCCTTTATTCTTTGATCCCGGCAGCGTGACTAGGGGATCCGCGAGCTACATATCGCCAGTCCCGATGATGCTTGTTAAAGCGCTCTACTTTCCCGCCCTCTCCGATGAAGAATACAAACTTGCTTGGGATGCGCTTGAGAGAGGCATATCAGCGAGAAAGGCGCTGTGGCCACAACGCCGTCGAACCAAAACCAAATACATCGCGCTGATGGCCGCAGCGCAAACCATCACGCAACATGCAAATAAAAAAAACTGACCAACGGCTTAACGACTTTTGTGAACTGCTGGTAGAACTAGACTCGGCGTTCCAAACGTTCCACAGCCAGACGGCCACGTTGGCCGACAGGGCCACGCCCGAAAATGAGGCGGTAGATGTCGGGGCAGATCGCGAGGTCCAAAAAAGGGTGATTCTTGGCATCGCATACCGCATCAACAAAGCCTCACGCGGCGAGGTATAGCCAGAAGTCATGAAAAGAGTATGAGAAACATCAGCTTTTCAATTACGACGGATCAAGTGAAGGCCCGGACAAAAACCACAACACGCCGGTTGGGTTGGAAGAACCTCGCTGTGGGCGAGCTGCTTCAGGGGTGCCGGAAATGCATGGGGCTCAAACCGGGTGAGCGGATCGAAAAGCTGGCAGTGATCAGGGTTAAGTATGTGCGCCGGGAACCCCTCAATGCGCTGATCGGTGGCGCTTACACGGATCGCATGGCCAAGCGGGAAGTGATCGCGGAGGGATTCCCGGAGCTTTCAGCCCGGCAGTTCGTTGAGATGTTTTGCCAGCACATGGACTGCGATCCAGATGCCGAAGTCACCCGCATTGAGTTTGAGTACGCGACCCGCTCATGGAGCCCATGAATTAGTTTTCTTCGCCCTTCCCGCAATCCGCGCCGGATACGCTTACACGTTTCCGGCGTGTGTGTTTTTGTGAAGGCTGCAATGACGTTCAGGCAACAGTTGGACCGCTGGCTCCTTGGTATTCCACGGGCGGTGATTGAGGGCGGCGCAACGGCTGTGACAGCCGCGCTCTCCATCGCAACGGCAAACTCGATAGGGCTGCCAATGAACCAACTCAGCCTGAACCAACTCGGCGCTGTCTGGCTTGGAGGGGCGGCATGGTCCCTCAATAAATATCTCACGGCCAATCCGCTCCCGACGCCGCAGCCACCTGATACCACATCCACAACATCCACAGAGGTTAAAACATGAACACTCGAAAATTCCGATCCTTTTTCACCAGCGCCCTGCTGGCTCTCGCGCTGCTGGCTCTCGGCGTCGCGCTGCCGGCCATGGCGCAAACGACCACCAACCCGCCAGCAATGGTTGCTCCAACTCCGACCGGCCTCCTGACGTCGCTCAGCAGCTATGTGTCGAGCCGCAACACCAACTTCACCTATCAGTCCGCATTGATCTGGACTGGCCCAGTATGGGAGAACCAGATCAATTTCGGGAATGAGCTGGGCGCCAGCTACGATTTCTACCAGAGCAACCTGACCAACGGCATATTCGCGTCGGTTGAAAGCCGGACGCGGACCGCTGGGATTGCCGGGACATTCGTGAGTGAAGGAGTCGGCCTGGAAGGTGGCTGGCTGAGTTACGATGTCAAAATCGGCGTCTTCCTCGATGGCGTTTACAAGGTGCCGGAGAAAAGTGGCGCGGCTGAGTTTGGCTTGTTCGGGTTCAAGCTGATGACGCCCAAAACCGGCGTTGGACTGTTCGCCTCATGGCAGACTGGCCAGCATTACCCCATAATCGGTGGCCAGTTCAATCTGAGCTTCGGGTCCGGCAACGGCTTCCTCGGCCTGCTCTAAGTCGTCAATCCATTCCAAAACCAAGCCGCAACCAAATCGGGAGCAAAATCCATGGTGCACAGCGATAACCGAGTGATTGAGTGCAGGCCGCCGTACCCACCGTCGCGGATGGCTCAGTCTGTCGGCTCGGCCGCTGTGCGCCATGGCCGTGTCAGATGCGCATAGCCCTTTACGAGGGGATCGGCCGCGTCAGCCGGGCCATCCGCTGGATTACCAGCAGCCGGTTCTCGCACGCGGCGTTCCTGCTCGACGATGATTCCGTGATCGAGGCGTGGGTGCCATGCGTGCGGCATGTGAGCAGCCTCTCGGCCCAGCACACCCCGGGAACGACGGTCCGGATCATGGAATTTGCCGAGCCGCTCAGCGCCGATGAGAACAGGGCTCTGCAATATCTGGCCTTTGGGGATCTCGGAATCCCCTACGACTTTTTCGGTTGCGTGCATTTTCTGACGCGGCAGAAACAGGACAAATGGGACACCGGGAAAATCTTTTGCAGCCGGCAGGTCTATTCCCGCACCGAGAAGATTGGCCGGCTGCTGCTCGCGCGCACCCTGGATTATCAGGTGTCCCCTGGACTGATCTGGCGTTCACAGCGGCTGATTAACACACACTCCATCACAACAGTATGATCCCACTCATCCTCGCTCAGCCCATTCCACTGTTGCCCCCGCCGGATTCCTACCAGGCCGTGGGCTGGGTATGTGTGATGGTCCTGGGACTGAGCGGCGGGGTTTATTATGCGCTCTTGCTCATGGACCGGTTGAAAGGCAAGCCACAACAGCCACCCAACCGCGCACTTGAATCCACGCTCAATGCGGTGGAATCACGCGTCGTGGCCATTGAGAAAAAGCTGGACGGTTTTATCAGCGTTGAATGGGCCAAGGAGAATTACGCGACGATTTACGTGCGCTTGAACAAGGGGGAGAAAGATATCGCCGATGTTTGGACGACCATGCGGCTGGAGGATGCCGCGACCCGGGACACGATGCACCGCTACTTTCAGGAGATCGAACGCGCGCTGGGACGAATCGAGGGCGCGATCAAGCATTGAATATGAACAGCGCACAGCAGAGAGAGGACTTGCGGCATGTGGTGCTTGACATTCTTGCGACGCGCCACCCCGTCGCGCTGCCACCGCAGGCCATCCGCCGCCGTGCCGCGATCGAGATGGACTTCACGCTGGAAGACGCCGACGTGATCGCCGCGCTCGAGCTTCTTGCGGGTCTTGGCCTGGTCAAAAGTGAAACGGACAGCCTGGGCAGCATGAAGTATTGGAATGCAACCGCCGCTGGAGTGCTGGCTTTCGAGAGGGGCGTAACATGACCCCGACAATTGGCAGAATCGTCCACGCGGTCCTCCGCGATAACCGCGGGGCTGTGATCATCCGCCCGGCCATCATCACGCGCATATGGGATGGCAGCTCATGCGTTCAAGCAACGATCTTTCCTGACGCAAACAATGACGGCCTTGGCCAAATCCTTTCGATGTCGTCGCTCCCTTGCGATCCGGCTGGCCTGTTGGAAAATTCCTAGCATTGGCCGCCGAAAGACTATTGATGACCACGCGTCGTGGAAAGATTGCCCGCCTGCCCCTCGCCATCCGCGAGGAGATCAACCGCCGGCTGCTTGAGAACCTGACGGCGCGCAAGATCTGCGGCTGGCTGAATGAATTGCCGGAAGTCAAATCCGTCCTGGCTACTTTCAACGATGGCAATCCGGCCGGGCCGATCGACGGCAACAATATTTCCGAATGGCGCCATGGCGGCTTCGAAGATTGGAGCCGGCGCCGGGATTCCATCGAGGAGACGCGGGAGATTGCCCAATGGAGCGTGAAGCTGGCCAAGGCCAGTGGGGGCAATATCACCGAGGGCGCCGCGGCCATCCTCTCCGGGCAGATCCTTGAGGTGCTCGAAGGGCTGGCCAGGTTGAAATCCGACTCAGGGGGCGACGATGAAAAGACCGCCGAAAAACTGGCGGCGATCGCCCAAACCGTTGACCAGGTCTCGCTGGCCCTGCGGCGGGTGCGAAGCGGAGACCACGATCGCATCAAGCTGGACCAGAATCAGGAGCGCCTCGGGCTGAGTGCGCAATCCCTGCGGTTGGATCGGGAAAAGTTTGAACTGATCGCATCCGGTAAAATGCTGGATGAAGCCATCCGCCTCAAAGCCGAGCAGATCGCCAACTCCACTCTTTCGCACACGGACAAAATCGCCGCGATGCGCAAGGCCGCATTCCAGGACGTGGACGCTCTGGATAAAACGGGCGAGGTTCAGATCCCCACTTGATCGATGGCCCCAAAGCGACAGCGCAGGAAGTATGAGCAGGTTGCGCTAGTCGCAGTCCGCAAGACCCGCCAGATCGTGTTGTTCTGGGCGCGGCGCTGTCGCAAATCCACCACGCTCGGAAGCATCGCCTTTGACGAGATGAGCAAAGAGCCAGGGCGAATGGTGATCGCCGCATCCGCCTCGCTGCTCCTGGGAAAGGAATTGGTCGGCGTGACCCTGTCCGCCGCCGAGCAGGCGATGGTCGTGGCGCAGGAGGCGGCCGCAGTGCGGGAGGTGTTCGAAGCGCGCGCAGGCGAAAAGAGCCTGGACTTTAAAGTGGCCGACTCCGGCAAGGACAAGGTTCTCACGGGAATGACCGCGGAGGATTTTGCCGAGCTTTACCAATCAAGCCGGATGGAGTTGCGCCTCTACTTTGATCGCACGTCCTATTCCCGCGAGCAGGTGATTGCGCCCAACCCGGCCACCGCCCGGTCCTGGCGCGCCCTGGTCCTGCGGGATGAGGCGGGTTACACGCCGGCCAATCTCGAAAATGAGCTGCGGGTTGCCACCGATCCCATGATGCGCGACACGCCGGACTTGAAGATGGTTTACGCCTCCAACCTTTGCATGAACGACCGGCATCCGTTTTTTGAAATGACGATGCCGCGCGAAATCACCAGCAGCTCGGAGGAAGAACAATTTCCCGCCAATCAATCCGGCCACCTTTACATCGGGCAACAGGGGATCCTGGTGCACCGCGTCGCATTAAAGGACGCATACGCGGCCGGCCATGAACTCTTTGACGACGCTGGCAAGGCGATGACGTATGAGGAATGCAGGACATTCCCACAGTTCAGACTTGGCTGGGATGCCACCTACGCGTTGAACCACAAGCCCGGTGGCGCGGCGGTGATTGATCTGATTGCCCTCCTGACCGCCCAGCGCCGCGGCTCCGGCCAGTGCGCGTTCGTTTATGTCGAAAGCGATGCGGATTGGCGCCGCGCCTGCGAGCTGCTCCGGTCCCTGCTGAAGAACGGCAAAGTGGGCATGGGCTTCGACGTGGCCAGCACGACGGGAGAATTGAGCAACCCGTCGAGTGTGACGGTGACGGAGAAGATCGGCACGGAACGATTTCAGAGACTGGTTGCGGTGTTCAAAAGCAAAAAGCGCGTGGTAATGAGCGCCCGTCTTGAGGACCTGATCGGGATCGTCCGAGCCCGGAAGACCGGCGGCCCGGCCCGGAGGCTCTGCATCGATGCCAGCAACGAACGCCTGGCTGCTGAGGAGACGGCTGACGATCTGCGCGGCAAGATTGCGGTCGAATTGGTGATCGGCGGCGGCTCGATCCATCCACCCGGTTACACTGAGCCGACCAATTACAAGACATACCTGGGAGATCTTTACAGCACGGCGGTCAATGACGGGTGCTACTCGCTGCCCCCGGATAAATATTTCAAGGACGATCACCGGCTCACCATGAAGGACGGCGGCCGGTATATCTGCGTTCCGGATCCGGACGGCAAACACGGTGACACCTTCGATTCCGGCAAGCAGGCCGAATGGGCTTTGGTCTCCAAGGGTGACACCTGCACCTTTGCCAAACCGGCGGGGATTGGAACCTACCAAGGAGTCGGTTTATGAGAAACCTGATTTGCCCTGAGCGGCGTTGCTGCCTGCCACACCGCCCCGAGGGAGCCGATTTTGAATCGGGGGGCGCCTTGCCCTCGGCGAAGCTCGGCGGCAGGCCGAATCTTGCCCCTCATTTCGGGAGCGGGCGGTTCGCGGAAGGCCATTTTTGAGGTTTCAGCATGCAGACCCATCCGGACATCTCGGAGCTTCACCAGGATCCGCCATGCACCGAACGGCGGCCCGGTGGAGATTTCTATTCGCGCATGTGCAGCGACAAGACCCGGTACGCGGACAAGCGCGACGCGCAAACGGCGATGAACAAATTTAAAACCAAACGGGGCCGGCACGGCAGACCCGAACGATTGAGAGCTTACGCCTGTCCGCTCTGCCGCGGCTGGCATTTGACGAAAGGTGACAATGAGCATTGTTAAAACACTGGTCAACAATACGAGGGATGCGGTCAGGATCTTGGTGGGAAAGCCTCCAATCCATCGCCAGAATTGGCTTGGACCCCGCTTTGAGCCGTCGAACATTTCCAGCTATGCCAAGGTCAGCACGATCCAGGAGGCGATCCGGGAGGCCGAAAATGGCGATCCAACGACCCTTTTCCGATTCTACCGCGATGCCCTGCTTGGCGATGAACATATCCAGGGTGAACTGGGCAAGCGCAAGTTAGCCGTCCTGGGTGAGCCCCTGGTGATCCTGCCCAGGGACAAGGAAAACCGGGAGGACATCGCCGCGGCGGCCGCGTGCCTGCAGGCCGTCGAGGATTGCGAAAACTGGGGTGCCGGACTTTCCGCATTACTCGGAGCCTCCCAATGGCCCGTGGCGATCGTGGAGAATATCTTCCAGCCGGCAAATGCCGCGCCGGTGCGGTTTTCTGTCGGCGAGGAAAAAGGCGAGCTGCGTCTCCAATACACACTCAAACGACTGGAGCCTGTCAACCCCATGCTCTTCTGTTACCGGCACGCCTACCTTGTCGGGGGCGTCGGCCTGGGGACCGCCTCGCCCATCCAGCAGGCCGGCTTGATGAAAGAGGCCCAGCAATCCACATGGAAAGTCGGCACCTCTCCGTGGTACATGATCAATCTGGATGATTGGGAACCTTTCCTGCGCCTGTGGCCGATCGATGAAGCAGGCCGCATCATCTATGATGCAAGCAACGCGAGCAAACTTGATTCCACGCGGCACATTGTCCATCGCGGCCATTTGATCACCGATCAGCGCGACAATTGGGGTGGCCCAATGCGCGCGATTTCGGCCTGGTGGCTCTTGCGCGGCCTTGGCCGTGATTGGTTTGCCCGGTTCATGGAGCGTTACGGTTCGCCCTTCCCGGTCGGCAAGACCAATGTCGATGATCCGCAGGCTGTCGATTTCCTGCGCGAAGCATTCAACCTGGCCACAAAGATCGGCGGCCTGGTGATCGGAGATGATGATTCAGTGGAGCTGCAGCAGGCGATGGTGCAGGGCGGGGCGGAGGGACATAAAATCTGGCACGACGTCTGCAACGACGCCATCAGCTTCCACATCACGGGCTATAAGAGTTCACAGAAGCCGGCGGGGCTGAACGCCGGTGAAGCGACCACGACGGAAAACATCCGGGAGGATATCCGCGTGTTTGATGAAAAGACGCTGGGCGAAACGCTCGTTAAACAGCTCTTCCGAAACTTCCAGAAGTTTAACGGGCTCACAGGTTCGATTCGAATTGTCTGGGGAGGCCTGAGCATCGATGACGCCGCGACTTTTGCCGCGCTCTTGAAGACAATGGGCGAGGCTGGACTGGAGCCTACGGACGAATCGATGCCGGTCGTGGATGAAAAGACCGGGCTGCAATGGCAGCGCAAAGCGGTCCCCGCCCCACTCGATGACGATCCTGCGGCCGGCCCCAAGGGACCGGATGAGGATGATGCGGAAACGCTCTCCACTCGGGCTGGCCTTGGCCGGCTCATTTGCTTCAGCGCCGGCGGAGGCCCACGGCGCCATGATCCCGTGGACGGGATAGTTGCCAGGCGCAAGGAAGCTCTTGTCGCGGCATACAAGGGGGCGATGGCGCCCTTCCGCCAGGCGATCCTGAGCAGCAATTCCAAAGAGGAATGCCTGGCCAAACTCCACGCCCTTTACTCTGACTGGTCACCGGAACGGTTGGCGTCTGAACTTGATGCCGCGCTGCAGATCTGCGCCGCCGCCGGAGCCGCGCGCGCCGTCGAAGGGTGAAGCAAGTGGACCAGGACTTTACCCTTCAAGCCCCGCATGAGGAGGCTGCCGCGCTCATCCGCGGCAAGCCGGCGATAACCCGCAGCGTATTTGACCAGCTCCTCCCGGAACTTCGCGCCAGGGCTTTTACGGTCACCGGCATTGAGGGAGCCAACACCCTGCAGCGCATTCGCGACGCCATCGCCGGCATCGCGACGGGGCAGACCTGGGACGATGCCAAGAAGCAGATTGTCGAGGATCTGGACCCCTACCTTGGCGACGGCGCTCAGGTCCGGGCGGAGATGCTCTTGCGCACTCACGGCTTCCAGGCTTTCCAGGGCGCATTCTGGCGTTCGGCCCAGAAGGACCCGGACACGACGCATCTCCAATACCTGACGATGGAGGATGATCGCGTGAGGGATTCACACGCGGCATTGGATGGGGTCGTGCTTCCCAAGGATGATCCCTTCTGGGCAAAGCACTTTCCGCCCTGGGAATGGGGCTGCCGGTGTTTAACGCGCTCGATGAACTCCGATCAGGTGGATGAAGAGCGCGCGGCCGACGCCGACAAGAATCCGGAAGACCACAACGTGATCGAAGGGGCAGTCCGCGACCAGCTCGAGCACGGAACCCTCATGCGCGAGGGGCGGCGTTTCGACGTCACAGCGCCCAGCGACGGGCCGGATGGCGCGGTCGCATTTCAATGGCACCCGGATAATTTACGGCTGCCCATCACTCAACTGCAGAGCCATTACGATCCGGGCATCTGGCTTCAATTCGAAGCCTGGGCCAAGAATCAGGAGATCGAGCCGGGCCGCACGATCTGGCAGTGGCTCAATGAGAAGCCTGTCAAATCAACCCGCAAACGCCGCACCGCTGCCAAGACGGAGGCGCCGGCGCCGGCGTTATCAAACGTTCCTGATGGGATACGGCAGCTTGCCGACCGATTCACGGCGGCAAAGTTCAGCAGGGAAGTGGTGGATCAAGTCCAAGCACTGCCTGCCGCGGTTGCGCCCTACATGGAAGATCTCTCCGTCCAGCCGTGGAGCGGGAGGGCACATTACGGTCCGACGGAACAGCGCGTTTATATGCGCAAGAATCCGACCGATTGGTCCGGGACTCCAGACACGGCCGTCCACGAGATCGGCCATCATCTCCATTACAAGACCAATACGCTGACCTATACCCACACAGATCCAAGGTTCATTGAGGCGGCAGCCAGGGATGTGGTGGGATTCAAAAAGTGGGCGGAGCAGATGGCCGGGCCAAATTGGCAGCAAGAATTTTCTCCACGACGATCGACCTCATTAAAGCACATTTCCAGAGCGCTGGGCTATGGCGAATATTCCGAGGCGCTTCCACTGTCCGCCAGACGGCGCGTCATTCGATTTACGGATGCGATCATGGGTATTTCCCGCGGGGAATATGGATTGGGGCATTCGCGTATGTATATGAGGCGCTATGGGTTCATGGAAGCCTTCACCCATGCATGGACGGCAATCGTTGACAAAGACGCGGAATTTGCTAAGTTGTTTCCTGCGGTAACAGATCTGGTCCGCCAGATCCTGAAACTATGATCGCCATCGCCAATGAAGCGCAGGTGGACGCCTATTCGGAGAAGTTTGACAACTTTGACGAAGTGGGCCATCCCGCCATTGTCACAACCGCCCGCTTTGGTGATCTATTGCAAAAGGCAACCAATCGCGGAAGCCCGTTGACTCGCCAAGAGGTGGAGGCGGTTTTCGGCGACCTCAGTTGGGAGGAGTGATCCTCCATGGCGAACGTCAAGTTCACCATCAACCGCAACGACATCTCACCGAAGCTTTCGGGCATGGCAAGCGTGGCCCATCATCCGGCGCCCGTCTTCCGTTCCATGGGAATGGCGCTGATGAGCCTCACCACGGGCAACTTCAATTCCGCCGGAGCCCAGTACCGTCCCACGCCCTGGCCGGCGAAGAAAGACGGCTCGCCTGCTACGCTCAAAAAGAGCGGCCTGCTCTGGCATTCATTCCATCTGTCGGTGAGCGACACGGGAGCTACGCTGAGCAATCCAACGCCCTACGCGGCCCGTCACCAGTTTGGCGATCGCGGCTATGTGCCCGGGAAAAAAGTTGGCACGGTGAAAACCAAGTTCGCCAACAACCGTTACAAGGGCTCCTTCCAGGATGTGATGGCTGGATCTCACGGAATGCCGCCGCGCCCCTTCGTTCCGGTGGACGCCAACGGACGCCTGACACCCGCCGCGTTCGAGATTTTAAAACAGGCCGGCTATCGCGCGATCATGCGCCAGTACTGACTCTTCGCCCCTGAGTTTTCTTCGCCCTTCCCGCAGTCCGCGCCGGATGCGCTTCATCGTTTGACTGGCGCGGGCCAAAGTGCGCGGCGTGATAGAGATCACACTTCGATCAACTTATCTGTCCGGCGGCTTCAAGACCGTTGACGGCAAGCTTCCCGCGCGCATCAAGCTCCTTAACTGGGGCACCAATGCGACCAGTGAAGGTCCGGTGATCGTGGATGATCTGACGGCGAGCTTTTTCGCCGCCAACCAGAAAGCAATCGGGCGCGAGCGCGTTGCGCTGGACTTCGAGCATAACACGGTCCCCGGCACGCCCGAGTATGAGCGCACCCAGGAGCCCAGAAGGACCGCTGGCAGTCTGCAGCTTGTTTGCATCCCGGGCGAAGGCATCTTCGGTGAAGCTCTAACCTATACGGGCACCGGCATTCTTCACGCCGCTGATTTCGAGGACCTGAGTCTGGCGCCCTACCTGGATAAGGAAGGACGCGTAATCGCCGCGCATTCGGCGGCCCTGACCCGCACCGGGGCGACTTACGGCATCACCTTCAAGGCCGCGGACGCCGCCAGCCTCACTGCCTCTGAGAAATCTCTGGCCGCCGACCTCAAAACCCTGTCCGCCTCGAGTGGGGCGGTAGCTACCAAACAAACCAAAACTCAAGATCCTATGGCTGAAAAATATTTATCGTTGCCGGCTCTCGCCGTGCTTGTCGGGCTTTCCGCAACCGCTGAAGAGGCGGATGTGGTGTCCAAATTGAAAGAGCGGCTCACACCCGCCTCTCCGGTTGATCTCGCACCGCTCTTGGCGCGAATTGAAGCGATCGAGAAGAAATCCGCCCCCGTCGTGATCGACCTGGCGCCTCTCACAGCCCGGCTGGACAAATTCGAGACCCGGCTCAACACCGAGTCCAGCGCGTCAACCAGCAGCGAAAAAGCGCGCATTGTGGCTCTCTTCGCCAAAGAAGGCCAGGCGCCCGTCAATCCGGACACAGGCAAAGCCTACACCGCCGAGGAGCTGGGCAATCTGGATCTGCCGATCCTGCGGCTGCTCCACGCCAACACGGCGATCACCGTTCCGCTCAGCGCCCGGCCCCGCGTCACCATTGACGGGAAGGTAATCGACCCGGCCCTGAAGGGCCGCAGCCGTTTCGTTGCCGCGCAGGAACGCGACATGGTCGTGAGGAACTAACCGGAGCATTTCACTCAACTCCAACAATCAATAACAAAAATATATGGCAGACCAATTTTTAAGCTTACTGGATATCACCGCTCGTCGCGGGACCGATCAGGCTGTGGGCCTGGTCGAGGAAGTCGTGACCTATGCGCCTGAAATCGAAAAGGTGATGGGCCGTCCCATCCCCGGCAATTACTACACGGCGCGCGTGCGCACGCTGTTGCCGGGCGGAGGCGCCTTCCGCAAAGCCAACGCTGGCGTCTCGATCAGCTCGAGCCGTTACATCCAAAAGCGCTTTGACTGTTTCAACTTCGACGCGCAGTTGCAGATCGATGAAGCGGACATCAAGACGGCCGAAAACCAGGGTGATTCCGCCGCAGCGGTGATGGCTGACGAAGCCGGTGGCGCAATGCGCCAAAAGGCGATTGTCATGGGCCAGCAGTTCTACACCGGGCCAACCGATGATCCCTCCGGCGGATTCCCCGGCCTGATCAACTTCGTCAACTCGGCGCAGGTTATCGATGCATCGGGCACCGCCGGCGGCGCATGCGAAGTTGCCTGGTTCATCTGGATGCATCCCCAGGGTGTGCATTTCCTCTTCGGCGGCAACCAGGGATTGGACATTGCCCCCTGGACCAAGCAGCAGGTCAAGGATTCCACGGGTGCCAGCTTCATGGCCTGGGTATCCAACATCAACGGCTTGATCGGCCTTTCCTGCGCGCACGTCCGCGCTGTGGGCGCCATCAAGAACATCGACAACACCGTCACCGGTGGCACCTATGCCCATCCGATCACGGATAAGTTGATCGCGCAGTTGGAATCGAAATTCCCGGTCGGCATCCAGCCCAACCTGGTGTTCATGTCCCGCGCCTCGCGCGCAGGGCTGCAAGTCAGCCGCACACCCACGCTCTTCGCGCAGCTCGGCGGCGGACGGCCGACCGTCGGCGACATCGGCGCGATCGCACCGCTGCCCACGGCCACGATGAGTGGCGTCCCGATCGTCCCCTCGGACTCGATCCAGTTGGGCAACCAGAATCCGTTTTAACCTTTTCGCCCAGGCCTCTCCCGTGAAAGCGGGAGAGGCAATGGGCGAAGAGTCAACCGCAACATCAACCAAATACCAACTTTGAAAGACGCACAATTTACGGTTTCTTTGGCGCTCCCCAACACGGGCGCGAACAACAACACCGCCAGCCTGAACTTCAATCCTGAGCTGGCCGGGTTCCTGACCAATCAATGGCGCTTGGGTTATTGGGCCGTGGCCGTGCCGGCATTGGCCGATCATACCAACACCTCCGTCAACAACACGCTGACGCTGCAGGACAGCGCGGATGGCACCAACTTCGCCAACACGTCGCCTCTCGTTCAAATCCAGGTTCCCGGCGTGGCGTCCACCGGCAGCGCAGCGGCTACCGTCAAGGTCCCCAATACGCCCGGCATCCGCCAGTATGTGCGGTTTAACCAGAACATTCCGGCCAATGGCGGCAATGGAAACAACGCCGTCGTGACGTACTCGCTGAGCGTTTAAAAGGTGTTCGGCGGCAACGCCGACTTCATGGTGGCGGCTGGTGTGGCGTGCATTCCATACCAGCCGCTTTCCGAAGGCCGGCACACCCATGAAAGATCGCATCTTCACTTGCCCCCTGGATTGCCTGGCCGGCGTCGGCGAGGTCTTGGGCGGTCAATACAACGTTGCGATCCAAGTGGCCGGCGCGCCGCGCGTGCTGGATATCGGCGCCAATGTGGGCGCCTTCTCCCTTTACGCCTTGGGGCTGTGGCCACAGGCCCAGATCATCGCCTACGAGCCCCACCCGGCCATCTTCCGGTACCTGAGACAAAACACGGCGCAAATGGCCGTGACTTGCGTCGAGGCGGCCGTCGGGGATTCCAGCTTTGCCAGGCTTCGGCCTGGCTCGGACACCCGCCTTTGTTCCAGCCAATACGACCTCGGACGCCAGGGCAACGCCTCCATCGACATCAAGGTGATCCGGCCCGAGGACCTCCCGCCGGCCGATATCATCAAGATCGATACGGAGGGCGCCGAAGGTTACATCGTCAGCCATCTCCAATCCCACCCGCGTTTGCTGCTGGTTGAATATCACACCGAAGTGACGCGGATGCAGGTCGAGTGCGGCCTGCTCTCCAAAATGAAATTGATTTCCAGCCGCGTCGGCAGACCCGGCTACGGCTTCCTGGCTTTCATCGCCTCATGAACGAACGCAAGGTCTATATCGCCGTCGCGGCGCATTTCGGCGCGCAGGACATGCTCTTTGTCCAGGCGCTGTGTCAACTGCTGGTCGCGCGGCCCTGCCCGATGCAGATCGGCTGGAATTGTGACCCGTGCATTGACCGGGCGCGGAACATCCTGGTCGCAAACTTCCTTGAGAGCGATTGCACTCACATCCTCTTCATCGACGGCGATATCGGGTTCAGCCCCGGCGACGTGACGCGGATCATCTCGCACGATGAGCCTGTGGTTGGCGGCATGTATCCCCTGAAGCGGGATGGCAAACAGATCGAATGGTGCGGCAACGGGATCCTGGGCCGCGTGGCCGCGCTCCGCGATGACGGCCTCCAGGAGGTCCGCTATATTGGCACCGGTTTCATGTGCGTCGCGCGCGCGGCATTCGAGAAGATCATCGCGACGGATGGCGCAGCGATCCAATATGAGGCGGATAACGAGCCGCACCGCCGAGAATGGGCTTTCTTCCGGGAAGGCGTCTGCAAGACCGATGACGCCAGAATCCGGTTCCTGACTGAGGATTGGTTTTTCTGCCAGCGCTGGCTCGATCTGGGCGGCCGGGTCTTTGGTGACACGCGTGTGCTGTTGCGCCACGCCGGGCGGGCTGTCTGGCCCCTGCCGCTCCAGGAAAATAATCCATTCAACCCTCCCGCCTGATGCCTTACGTCACCCAATCACAGGTCACCGCCAAGATCCCGGCGCCCGTTCTGAACGACGCGCTGGACGACGACGGCGACGGGCAGGCCGATCCGGGGTCCCTGGATAACATCATCGCCCTGGCCAGCCAGGAGGTTGACAGCTACCTGATGGGCCTCTTTAACACGCCCTTCCAGGATCCGGCCCCGGCGAAGGTTCAATCCGCAGCATTCAGTTTTGTATGCGAGATGATCTACCAGCGCCGCGCCGTGCCGGAGGAAAAAAACCCGTTCACAGCGCCCGCGAAATTCTGGCGCGAGCATCTGCAAAAGGTCGGCAATCGGGAGCTGCCATTTGACGCCCAGGTCCAGAGGGCCTTCTGGCCCGGAGCAAAGATCACGACCGGAGTCAGCAACGACGTTCAGAGCACATGACCATCGCCCAGCAATTAAAAGCGACTGCGAAAGCGCTCAAAGCCTGGGCGTCAGGCAATAATGGCGTCGTCTCGATCGCCGGGGATCTTGAGGGCATGTTGACCGTTTTGCGCGAAGTTCCGGGCGCGGTCCGCGTCGTCGTGATGTTCCATCGCGAGGAGAAGAGGGGTGATTACGAAGAGCGCGGCGCGGTGGACCGCTATTTCTGGGTGGCGCTCGCGCGCGGGAAGGGATTGAAGATCGAGACGGGCGCCAACCTGGTGGAAGGCACCGCCGGCGGCGCGCCGCTCTTCGATCTCGTGGATGAAGCGCGCCAGGTGATCCGCGGCTTGAGCTTTGATTCCGACACGACGGAGGTCACGCCCGATTACAAGGGGGCCGACCCGCTCACCGTGAACGGATTGACCCTGACCGATGTGCAACGGTTGGAGTTCAGCATCGGCACGCAATTGCCGGCCGTTGATCAAAGCAATCCAACTGGAGGCAATACCGATGAAGGTTAGACTCGCTTTCATTTGGATTTTTGTCCTGACCTGCTCCTGGAGCGCGACAGCGGCCGATGTGTTTTTCCCGTTGCACGATTTCCGGTCGCTGCCGCCCACCAATCGGAATGCGCTGATCACCCCCGTAGGGCTCTTGCCTGGAACCGCTTTCCTCACGGTCCAGGATAAATGGATGTACCAGACCGGAACGAACGGGTCATTCTGGGTGAGCAACATGGTCCCCGGCAGTTATGTGCTCACAGTTATGGGACCTCCGACGACCAGCTTCTTTCCTTTTTTCGTGGACCCCACGAACCAGACGCAGAACGCCGCAGCCAACGTCATCACGTCAACGAACCTGGCCTGGCCGCCCAACGGCTTTGCATGGACAGCGCAGGCTTCGGATGCGCGCTACGGAGCCGGATCCACCGGGCTCCTATCGTTGTCGTGGGGTGGTTACGTGGCTCTTTCGAGCAACCTGGTTCAAACCGTCACTCTTGTGACCAACGTCGCCTACCTCGCCACGGGCGCCGGTTCCTCTTTTGCAAATGGACTCTTCCTTCCAGCCGCTTCGAATGGCTCTGTTTATACCAACACCGCGGCCACGACGCTTTCAAGCAACCCTTATGAGCAATGGTATTTCGCCCCACCGAGCGGAGTCTGGGCCTATTCATCCCGCTCCGCATCTTCGACGCCCCCTACCGGCGCGGGACAATTTACGGTTGATATGGGGGTCTCGCCCGCGCCCGTTCTCACGATCTCAAACATCGTCTCCTCCGTCACTAACACGATCTATTTACCCCTCCTCCAAATCGTCTCTCCAGCCGGCCTGGGCGCCAGCGCGTTCTACGGCCAATTGATCTTCCCGCCAGGCGCTCAATTCGGCTATGTTCTCACCAGTGACACGAACGGGGCCGGCTCCTGGCAGGCGCCAGCCGCAGGGGTGGGAGGCGCGAACCTCTTCGCGCTGCAAACGAACTTCCTCACGCGCAATGTGGTCTTTGTTGATGCGGCCAATGGGGCGGACACCAACCCTGGCACAGCCAACCTTCCATGGGCGACGATAGGCCACGCCCAGCAGAACACGCCAGCCGGCCTTACCATTGCAGTCGCTCCGGGGTCTTACGCGGACATTTTCACGAACACAGCCCTCAACGTTTGGCTGGGTGACGGGGCCACGATCAACGTCTCCTACAGTTCAGCGGGCACGAACAGCATCGAGGGGTCTGGCAACGTGATACTCAGTGCCAGCGGAAGCTGGTCGGGCGGCACTTCCGCTACTGTTTACTGCAGGAACCTGACATGCGATGGCGCAAATCAAATCGGGGGGACAATGGAGGTCCACTGCGTTAACGCCACGAACATAATATTATTGGGCGCGAACAGCTCGACTCTGATCATTCACTGCGAGCATTTCTCGGGCAGCATGGCGACCGGAACCGGGCTGGCCAGCCTCAAACTGTATGCCACGGAGGACGCCACCATGATCGCGCAATGGATCCTTGGGTCGAGCAGCGTCGTCTCTACCCCGTTGCTGTTTACTGGCGGCAACACCTTCTCGACCGGACCGGGTTTTACTTATGCTGTGGGTGGCACCTACTGCTCAGGCGTGGTCCCACTGTTCCCCGCCCACATGATGTTTTTAGGGGACCCCTACTTTGATCACGCCCCGACAGCGCCCAGCGCAGTGGGCACGATCCAGTATTGATTTATGCCACTGCTGACAACTCTTGCGGGGGCGCTGATCGCAGCGAATGTGGCGTTCTCGACCAATATCCAAACGCTTTCGACCAGCACCAACCTGGACGAGATTGCGGCACTGACCAGTAGTTCTGTGAACACCGTCACGAACGCGGTTCACTCGCCGGAGATGTACACCACCCTCAGCCAGGGCGGCTGGGGGTATCAAACAATTGTGACGCCGCCTGCGGCCAGAATGGGATTAAACTACACAGTGTTGCCTGGGTCGCTGGCGTTTCACGCGTTGACCAACTCGATTGTTCACACGAACGGTTTTGGAGCTTATGCAGCCGCCGAGAGCCTTTTTACGCCGACGATCCCGTTGAACTCTGTGATCGCCAACAGCAATGCGATGTCTATCTGGACCAACATTTCGTCTCACCTGACCGGAACGTTGACCCGAAACAGCAACTGCTGGTTCTCTGGCTATCCAGAGCTGAGCGCGGTGGTTGTGGCGGACGATGCGGATCGCACCAGTACGACCAACAATGGCGGCTTTGTCGAGTTCAGGATTGGAGCAACAGCCATTTCGCCAAGACACATCCTTTGCGCCGCTCATGCCTCTTATTCGGCTGGTACGGTCATGGTCTTTGTTGACACGAACAACGTGGCCTTTCAGCGCACCGTGGTGTCGGAGCAGGACCCCGTGGATAGCAGTTCTGACATCACCTGCTGTCTGCTGGATGCCGATCTGCCTGCGTCCATCACGCCGATGAAGGTGTTGCCGACAAACTATCTGGCGTGGCTGCCAACGCTGACCAATCACTGCGAAGTCCCTTTGCTCGTCATCAACCAGCAGCTCATGGCGCTGCCCAAATCATGGATTCCTTTCGCCGGCATCGAGGTGTCGCTGGGCCAAGACACCTATTGGGTGAGCACAAACTGGTTTGACACCTACACGACGGCCGCCGGAGGGATCACTGGTGGGGACAGCGGTCATCCGATCATGGTCGCGATCGGCACGAACCTGGTCCTGGTGAGCCATTTCACAACCGCAGGTACGGGCTCCTCCATCGCTTATTTCGAGCCGCAGATCAATGCCGCGATGCATTCACTTTCAGTCGCTGCCGGTCTTGAATCAAACTATCAGCTTGCGCCGATCGACCTGTCGGCGTGGCCGAACACCACTACGGGATTACATTAACTATGAGAACTTACCTCACCATCGCACTTTCCTGTTTGGCCCTATTATTCCTCGACGCGACCGCTCTGGGAGGCCAGTCGGTCGGCCTGTGCTGGAATCCGTACCAGGACCAAACCGTCACCGGGTTCAAGGTTTATGAGGGCATGGTCAGCAGGGGCGCAACCGGATCGCCGCCCTTCGCCGGCTACACGAACGTCATCACCGTCCTGGGTGCCTCCCAGACCAACGCGGTGTTCGCGAACCTGCCTGTTGGCGCGATCTGTTTCTTTTCGGCGACGGCGTTCATCACCGTGGGCGGAACGAACCTCGAAAGTTACTTCAGCGGGGAAGTCTCCTACGGCCCGATCCGCCCATCTCCGCCCTCGATCCAGACCCCATACCTGGCGCTGTCGTGGGACGGCCCTTATACCATTTGGGGCAGCTCGAATCTCGTGGCCTGGTCGCCACTTCTGACGACGCCATTCAACACCGCGAGTCTGCCGATAGTCCTCGGACAACAATTCTTCCGGGTGTCCAACTCGCAGAGCAATCTCCTGGTGATCGTGAAACAGAGCCCGGCATCATGAGCGCCTCCCTGTCCATCCAGGCGACCCCGGTGCGCGCGGGCATCATGGAGCAGTCGCGCCAGGCGCTTGCCGCCTGCGCGGGGCTGCGGATCATGTTTGAGAGGGACTTTGCATTGGCCGAGCAGTTGGGAGTCTCACTCGTGCACGGTCCTCGCTCCGGGCAGCGACAGGTCCTGGACATGAAGCATATTTCGTTTCAACACCCCGATTCGTACTCCTGATAAAGCACCACAATTAAACATCTAAACAATCATGCCAACACCAATCATCAAGGGAATAGCAACCATCATCTGGGGCATCGGAAACGGGATGAACGCGCCGGCCGGCGCCCTTATTGAATCCATCCAGGTCACACCCAAGAACGGCAACCCCATCGAGATCGAGGACAACAACGGCTTTGCCATCAGTGAAATTCTGCTGGTGGACGGCTTCGACGCCAAGCTCAACTGCGTTTACGATTCAGCCAAGGTATGGCCGCTCGAGGGATCCAACGTCACGCTGAACCTGCCCATGGCGACGGGTAACAACTCAAATGCCACCACGGCATTTGTTTGTCTGGTCGCCAGCCAGGCGCCTGCCTTGAAGCGCAAGGGGGAAGCGATGATCGCTTTTAACATGACATACCGGCCTGGTGTGTCGGTCTAACACGGTTATCCCGATCGGGTGAGCGCCGCGCTCTGTGGCGGCCTCTCTCGCTTGGCGGGTGAGCCCATGAACAACGAAACCACAAAGCCGGAGACGGCGGGGGAGCCATATGCGGGCTACCAGCAGGAAATCCTGGCGCTGGAGAAAAAGCTCGCCGAACTTCGGGCGGCGGCCGCCGCTCCACTTCCGGGACCGCTTCGCGAAGCTTTCGCGGGCGACCCGCCGAAGGTCGGCGCATTTGCGCTGATGCCGGTGACTGCTGGTTTGGTGGTTATTCTCGTGCGCATCAATTCACCCTTGCTCGATATCGTGCGCATCTACCGCGCCAACGCCGGCCTGGGCACCGATGCTATCGCCGATATCATCGGCAAGGAACTCAAGCCAGAGCCGGAGCAGTTGATTGAGACGGTCTTTTGTTTCGTCACGGAGATCCGCAAGCTCCGGGCTCTGCTGGCGCAAGGCCGGGAGGCCTTCCGCGAGCAGGCGCTTCAGGAGATCGGCGACAAGCTTCATCCGACGGAATTGGCGGAGCTGGAGAAAGCCTGCGGCGCCCATTTCGCCTCGAGCTTCGCCACGATCGTGGAGCATGAGGCTTCGAAAGGTTCGGGTGGAGAGTTTTTTACTCAGCCACCGGCGGAGCCGATGACGGCCTCGGCTGGTGGCTCGACATCGTCGGCCAAATGACCCGCGACTTTCACATGGCCCTGGATTACGTCCTGGACGACCTGCCGCTCTCGCAGGCATTCGCCCTGGCGGCCTGGAACGTGGAGGCCAATCCCTGGGCCAAGGTCGAGCGCACAAGCGACGGCTACGTCGCTCAGGAGCGGGAACGGCTCAAATCATGAACCAGGGAATCCTTCAATTTACACTCGGCCTGACGACCGGAGGCTTTGTGAGCAGCCTGGGGGCTGCGGATGCCAAGCTGAAGAGTTTTATCGGCGGGATGCTCAGCGTGGGCGCGGTGACCGCAGGCGTGATGCAGGCCATTGATCGCGGCGCGGAATTGGAGCGCCTGCACAAGCGCACCGGAGAGAGCGTGCGCGACTTGTTTCTGCTTGAAAAGGGATTCAGGGCGGTCGGGCTTTCCTCAGAGGATGTGAGCCCGGCACTCTTCCAGATGCAGCGGGCCATCGGCGGCGTCAATGAAATGGGTGAGCGCACAGGAGACATTTTCCAACGCATGGGGCTCCAGGCCGCGAGCTTGAAGCGCATGGGCGGAGCTGACGCGCTGGGCCTGATCCTCCAGCAGCTTGGGAGGTTGAACCAGAGCGATGCCGCCAAGGCGGGCAGTTCTATCTTTGGCCGGATGCAGGCCGGGAACATGATTCAGTTGGCCAGGAGCACAGGCGAATTTGCCGAGGGCATGGCTGCAGCCGCCGATCAGGCGGCTATTTTCGAGCGATCCGCCCGCATTTTTGAACGCCTGGATATCAGCATGGATCGGGTGAAAAGCAAAGGTCAGGCGCTCTTCGCCGGCATTGCCGAGGGTGCGGCGCCGGCGATCCAGAACGTGCTCGACATGTTGAATAACGTTGACCTGACAAGTCTGGGCCAGGAGATCGGAAGAGTCTTGACGGCCCTTACCCAGGCGTTCCGGGAAGGCACAGTGTCGGAGTTGATCGCCGAATCTTTGCGCGTCGGATTTGAGGCGGGCGTCGCCGCATTGCCCGCCTCGATGGAGAAAATCGGTTACATGCTGCTCAAGGTGTTCGAAACGCCGCTCATGTATCTCCAGTCAGGAATGCAGTTAGCGATCGAGCAGGTCATGGCCGGGTTGGCAAAGATTCCTGGATTAAATAAGGCGATGGGGCTGAAGGGATTCGAGGCCGACTCCTGGGAGAGCATCTACGCGGATGAAAAACAGAACGGTCTCAAGCTGGGCTCGGCGGACTTCGGCCTGGGCGACATCGGCAAGGATGCTGATAAGCGATGGGCTGAGGCGAAGTCAAACATCAAGAAGATTTCCGAACCGTTGATGGCGATGATCGACGGGCTCTTGGCCCGCGCTCCAAAAGCCAAGCAAGCTGCGGACAACGTCAAACGCGGCGGCTCCGGTGATGATCTATCCAGAACGGCCAATTATTTGCCCGGGTTCACCGGCCTGGAAAAAATGGGTTTCGTCATGGGCGGCCTGGGCAATCCCTTGATTGACCCGACGCGCGGCATCGAGCGGAACACGCGACGCATGGTTGAACTCATGCCGCAATTGATACAGGCGTTCGGTCGCGCGCAGATGGGCGAGTTACTTCATCAACCCCTATAACTTATGATTGTCCTCTCAGATTTGACCGGAAACGGTGCGGTGGGAACGTGGAATGAGACTCACGGCATTCTGTCCACCGTGCTCGATGAGCCGATCACCGGCTTTTTCCGACAGGTGCAGCTTGGCACCGCGGGGCTCACTGTGAAGAACGGCGGCAATTCGGTGGGGATACCGTTGGCTTTGATCCTTGAACTGGCCCAGACGTTGTGCCCGGCACTGACTCCGCCGCAGACCTCGCCAGTGGTCAGCGCGGCTGCACCGGCCGCCGCCAGGCCTGCAGCGGTCAGCACGCCCTTGGGCAGCGCTGCACCGGACGCCGCCGCGGCCTCGCCGGCGACGCCCGTTAAAACTCAACCCGCGGCATCCTGATGGGTACGCCAATATGGAAAGGCACGACGGCCCTGTCGTTCCAGGTAGAGAGCGGCACGCTTGTCCTTTCTGACCGCAGCACGTACGTCGATATTTACCGGGGGCCGTACATTGCCGCTTACGACGGCCTCCTGGCCCGTGGCACGTTCGGCACAGCCGCACGGCTTGGCTGGGTTGTGACCAGCTCGAAAGTGGAATCAGAAAAGGGCGGCGTTGGAAAGCTCACGATCAACTGGGAGGCGGGCGGCACATATGCATGGCCTCCGCTGCCGTGTGATGAGTTTACCCTGGCGGCGTTGGAGCTTTATCCATCCATCGAACGGGCCGGCTATTTCAACGGGATCACCGCGGTGACGGCGGCCCTGGCCAAGGCATGTGGCACGGGCTCCACGGCCATGGCCCGCGCGGCTGCCTATGATCAAATCACTCTCATCAGCGATCCAACACAGCAGGCTCTCGGCCTTTCGCTGGCGGCAAAATATTCAAGGGGGGAAGAGACGTTTTACCTGGCCGGATGGCGTTACGTGTGGACGTCCTACTCTTACTCGCTGCCATCAACGACTTTGGGGGCTATGATCCAGGCTCCTCTTGGACCGCTCTACGGTTATTTTTCAGGCTCAATTTCATTTTTACGGCTCGCGGATGACCTGCAATCCGCAGGCGTCAACGGATCCTGCTTCAAGGTCTCCAGGACGTGGCTGGGCGCTCCGGACGGGTACTGGGATTCTGACATATACCCATGACGCCGCTCCGTTCAGGTGAAAGATCCTCACGCGACTGGCAGCACATCAACGATCTGGCCGGCAATGCCAGATACAGCCGCGATCAAGTAATAAACCTGCGCCACCAGGTCACCGCGCTCCAGGAACCGGCCCTTGACGCGGCCTTCATGTTCCCGTTTCGTATCTATAGCTTTCCGATCTGCTGGCGGGCGGCCGGGAATTATACCACGGACTGGCTCAAGTTCCGCGTGCATGCGGGTCGCTACATGGGTGTGATTGTCACCGGAACGGATTGCGCTGACGTGGATCCCGGCGGCACAAATTACCCGACCGCCATGGCTGATGCTGACGCGCCTCCAAAAGAATCCGATGTGACGGATATCGCCATTCCAGCAGGCACCCAGCAGTTCTGGTTCTGGATTGATGTCAGCAACGCGGCCATCCCGGTCATAAAATACGGGTTCACTGGCAGCTCGGCCGGCGCCGGCGCCGGCGGCGATCCCGTGCTGCAGGGTTGGACTACATTTCCGACCGCCGACGGCAGCCATGCCCCTGTTGGCTGGGTGGATGTCTTGACCCATGCCACCGACAGCAGCGCGATCATCAGACAACTGATCCGGACAGACGTCATCGCAGGTGGGGGAAGTGGCGCCACATGGCTGCCTTGATTCCATATCTGAAGGGAGGCGAATCGGCCAGCGCGTCCTACATGAACGCGCTGTTTGGCGCGTTGGACGCCAAACTCACCGCGATTCTGAGCGGTAAATCCTTTTTCCTGGCCCAGGAGCTGGCGATGCCAGTGAAGTTCTGCGGGAAGATATTCTGCTTCACAAGCGGCACGCCGCTGTATGCAGGGCGCGCGCCGGCCGTGGTGAGCACCGCCTATAATCATGCGCCATTCACGGCGGCGGCCGCTGCATTTGCAAGCTCGGTGAGCCCATGGGACGAAACCAACAAAATCGCAATCATCCCCGAGGTTGCGTCGTCCTATTACACCAGCGCCGGAGTGCCACAGGAGCTTGGGGTGCGCGGTTACCCAATCAGCACGTTCTTCGATTGGTCGCTGGAAGCGCACCATTACATGCACCAAGGGTCAAACGACACCGCGCCGGTGCCCTACTACATCCAGGAGGCTCAGATTGTCTCCAGCCCGTTGTATTTGTGCCCGATTCACCCTCCTGAAAAGCATCTAAGATTCGCGCTGGCCGAGATCGTGATCGAGGGACCGACTTCAGTCACGCTTCCGGCAAATTACGACAAATACTCATGCTTTCGGGTCCACAACCTCAACAGCGTGGCGGTCACGGTGAACTTCGGGGGTGCGTACACGCTCACACTGCAGCCGTTCCAGACCGCCTGTGTGCGCCGGGATTCCCCGACGGCCAACTATCGCCGAAGCGCATTCAATTACTTCTTCCAGTTTGAGGGTGGGGATCCGCGCTTCTACTGGTTCATGCCGACCATTTGCGACGTCGGAAATTACAACGAGGCATTGATGGCGACAGGCTCTCAGGTCTCCAACTCGATGCAGGCGAATAACCTCAGCAATCCCGCCTGCCTCCACGATTGGGTGCAATATTTTCTTCGCGACATGAGCACCTGGGGCGGGGTGGACAACGCCGCGGTGGACCGGTGGTATGCCGGCTGGCAACAGGATCCGTCGATCCAGTGCGACATCCATCCGCTGTATCCGGCGGCATTCGGGGATCCAGGCAATCCGGCCACGCTGCTTGGGGACCTGCTCCATCACCAGGGCAAGATCGTGATTAAACGGACGGCAACGGTCCCCGACCCGATTACGGGCATCAAAGCTGAGACCTGGGACTCTGTCCAGTTCAACGGCTACACGACTATCGTCGCCGATTTCGCCGCAAAGCTGTTGACCGTGGCGCCGAACAGCGCGGGGGACCTGGTCATCACAAATGCCGACACGAACAATGATGTGCTGTTGATTCCGATCGGGACCAACATGTTCAAATCTTTCACGAACGCCGGGAGCGGTGTGACGGGGACAGAGGTGCATCCATCCAGCATTGCGCTGGCAGCCAACACGCCATCCAGCAATTTCACGATCGAGAATGCAATATTTGAAAACCCCAATTACCAGAATCTGACCGCGACACCGGCACAGCAGATTTTCCAGCCCGCTCTGGCGACCGCGACAAATCAGCGTACGTGGACCCAGGTCACCACCTATCCTGTTAGTGGGCCGCTTGTAGGCACCCCGGTCGTGGTGAGCGGCCCGGACTCGCAGACCTTGGATTGGACCCACGCGCGGGCCACCGCAAAAACTCTGCACGGAATCCACCAGATCACCGTCGCGCAGATCCTGCAGTTGGATTGGTGGGGCGACCCGGCTGCCGGCAACCAGCAATCCACCTACGTCAGCATCAGCAAGCGGAGCCTGCAGTTGACACCGGAGGGGCTGGTGCTCCTTTACATCGAGACGGATTCAACCATCCAACCCGTTTCCGGCGGGACAGGCGCGCAGCTTAATAATTGGGCTGCGGCTAAAATCGGGTTGCCGATCTGCAAACAGATCAAATTCCGCTCACACGGATGGGGCTACGTCAGCGCGGAAAATGGTTCGCTGGACACCGGATTTCTGAGCCCTCAATTCGGGCGCTATCTCTGCGGAACCAATTTCACCGGTGAAATCCTCGCGCCCGCCGGCGCCGACTTCTCACTGCCGACACTCTCGGTCATCCAAAATTCAATCCAGGTGCTCACAAAAATCCGGACAGGCGACCTTTCGCATGTGCAGGGTGGCCGATTTTGGCAGACCAACGCGCCCGGGGGCGACTCCCTGGACACCTTTGTCGAGGGGTCGGATACGCCGATCGCCACACCGGCTCCGATCGCCATGGCGTTGCTCGCCGAGATGTATAATGCGATGGCAAGAGCCGTGAACGCCATCACATCCGGTTGCGCCCTTTCCTGGCGGACATTGCGCTGGAATATTACCACCGGCGGCGTGACAAAAACAGTCAGTCTTTCGGGCGCTGCCGGTGATTGGGGGCTTCTCCCGCTCGCCAACCGGACTCGGCTCCAGGGTAAAGGGACCTGGAACGCCGCCACCAACACGCCCGACATCACATCCGGGCCAACCGTTGGCGATTACTATCAGGTATCCATAGCCGGCACATTCGCGGGCAAGAGTTTCAGCATCGGTGATTATGCTTATTACAACGGAACCGCGTGGCTGCAGCTTCTCCAGGCAGGTCCACAGGACGGGTCCAAAGCATACACGCTGCCTATGGCCGCGTTCACCGTGTTCAATCCGGGGAGCGATTACGCCGCGCTATGCACATTACTGTCGATACCCGTCAATTCAGTTTTGCCAGGCGGTTTGGACACAGCCGGCGACTCGCAGCCATTCAGCTATTTTGTGAGCAAGCAAATCGTCCCCGCGATGATTGAGACCACCTTTACCTGGAACGGAGGCGCTTTTGCCTGCAGCAGCGTGGATTCATACGGCAACTTCACCGCCACCGGGACGTTCACCAGCTCATGGAGCGCGACCCTCCTCTCCGCAGCAGACACGAAGTCACGCTGGCCAACCTACCCTGGGGCCGTCGGGGTAACCCTGGACGGCACTTCGCTGGGGGGTTTTCCGGCCCTGGAATGGTGCGCGCTCAACGATGTGCGCGCCGCCGTTGAAGCCCTCGGTTTTCACTTTTCATACCAGGAAATCGTTATCCCGCTCGCCCTTGAGTATTGGGAGGATCCCTGCAGCATCAGCATGCGGACGATCCCCGGAAACCTGAATCAGAGCCAGGTATATAACACATCCCTGGGCGGTTGCTGCAACAGCCCGGCCGTCTTCTTGAGTGAATTGATCGCCTACTGCACTGGACCCCAGAGCAGCGTGTCTGACAGCGCGGCGGGTTTCAACTCCGCGCTGTTGAAGTTTGTGCAGACCACGGACAGTTCAAAAGCCCTTTGGAAAACAATTTTGGCGGGTGCGCCGCCCATTACCGTGTTCTCGGCGCAGGTGAGAAACCTGCATTCACCAATTTATACGTGGGACGCAACTGGTGTGCAGTTCTTCACATGGGAAAAACCGGTGGCGCTCGATTTATTCGTCCTCACCGTCGGAACGGTGCCGTCTGTCCTCTCTCAGATGGCGGAGTATGGGATTGAGTTTCAGCCAACCGTCAGAAATGCCTCAGATTTTCTGCAAATGACTGAGACTGACGGCTCGATCTTTGACCAGTTGAACTGCTTCGCCATCAACATTGTCGCCTCATCAGGCCTGACTGTTTTCTCCAGCCCGGTATTGCTGGTGGGATCTGGATTTTGGAGCATTCAGACCGATTACTGGGGCCTGGGCACCGTGGAGCGTTATTCAGAGCCGGCCGCCGGGTTCAGCCCCTGGATCTGGGTGTCAGCGCCCGCAAACAAGATAATCCCCCTCGCACCCGGTCTGAACATTATTTCTCCTGGGGCTCAAAATGTGAAATATTCCGCCTGTTTTAACCTCACTCAAGCACTCATATCGCTTGGCGATTCTGCCTCATCAAGTGACAGCGCCAGCGGTTCAACCTCAGCATCGTCATGAAGATCAAGATCATTGGACTCAGCCTTTTGCTTGCCTCTGCCGCCGGCGCGCAGATCACAAATATGAACAACGGGGCCTATCAAGGCGACCCAACCGCCGGCAGCGTCTGGTCCGCCCTGCAGACGGGGAACGCTGATTTCGACTGGATAGGAGCCCAGCTCGCCGCCCTGCCTGATGCCCAGACCAATTCCGTGCTCAACAGTTTCAAGAATCCGCTTTGGTCCACCAACAGCATCAGCTTCGCCACAACGAACTGGGTCATCTTGCCTGTCTCGGTCACGAACTACGCCGGCACGACATTCTCTTACGCCCAAGGAGGCGGCCTGACGTTCAATTATTCAACGGACGGCGGGGCGTCCTGGTGGCCGGACTCCGGCACTCTCATCACCAACATCCCGGTGATGCTCGCTTTCACGAACGTCAACCAGGGTGCCTTTGCGCCATCCATCCCTGCCATCCTCACCAATCTGACGATTTACGTCCAGACCAGGCCGGATCTGTTCGCCAAGAGCAATTCTGTCATCGGGCAGGATTTCATGGTTGGAACCCCATTGGGGCCGAATGACGCCACGCCCAAGAGTTATGTGGACGGGCTGATGCAGGCCACGCCCTGGTGGAGCGCCCCACAATCGGTCCAACTGAACGGATACCCGCTGAATTTCAATCCAATCTGGCAGGTAAGCAGCGCCACGAACAGTGCCTCAATCACGTGGAATTACATTGGAACTCCAGCCGTCAGCATTTCCGGGCCTGCGGCGACCTACGCCAGTGTAAGCAACATTCTCGTCAAGACCAATTGGGTGTTTTTGCTGGTGAGAACCAACAGCGTCACCAGTCCAATCATTCCCCAATACACCGCTTCGCTTTTGCAACAGAGTTGGCTGACTGTTCCGGCCTACACCAGCACGTACCCATTTTTCACGAACGGGCTTTACACCGTGACGTTCCCGATACCCAATCCGAACGCGGCATTCATCAGGTTGGCCTTCTTTCCTCCTGGGGCTGCCGTATTGAGTTCCTTCGGGTCGTTGTGGCAAACTCTATCGACCGTCACCAACTCGACGGACTCAACGGCTGGGTGGGGGGCTGGGGTGATGAAGTGGGACACGAACTATATTTACGTGTCGGTGGGAACGAATCAGTGGAAGCGGGCAGCCCTGAGCACCTGGTGAGCCTTCGCGGCCTCTCCGCGCTCATTACGCGGCGATCTCGCTGGGGTGCCGCGAGGTTACTTTGTGACCGGTTTTCGGTTACTTTATGACCCATTCCAGGGCCTCGTACGACCCATTCTGAACATTACCGGGTCTTTACGCCAGGTAACGATCCGCCGGATTCAATGCCGCGTAGTGAACTTCCAGAATGACCTCGCCTTCCCGCGAGACCGGATCCGGCACGTCGGCCAACCGCAGTCCG